AACGACACACTTTATAAGACTTTATTAAAAATAAGAAGAGAACCTTTTCAAGAAGAGATAATAATATTAGATCTTTCTACTTCTGATGAATGGATAGTTTTGAATTCTAATTCAGACGAAAAGATTTAATTAAATCATTATTCAATGAATCAATGATTTAAAAAGATTTTTTTTACAGGTAAAATGACTACACTTCAAAAGGTATACGATATTAGTCCAGTCCAACAATTGATAGATTTAAACGGTGAAAGCGTAAATTTTGAAATAAATGTAAAAGTTTCATCTTTTGATAAAGAAAATAAACCGAACAAGTTTCAGGTATGTATCGTAGATCAAACTACTCTTGACAGCAATGAACTAGAGTTTAAAGAAGTTAACAATGGAACTATGAATATTTCATTGACTCAAGACAAAAATATTTATCAAAACTACTTTTTAGCATTAAAAGCTTCAACACCTTGTAAATGTGTTATAGAAATACAAAAGACTGAATTACCTGTTATGGAAATTCCTCCTCCTCAGCCTCCTGCTACTCATGTAAGAAAATCTGAAGGATTTTTATTTTCTACACGATTCTGGATGTTAATGATTGTAATTGTTGTTGTAGGAGTGGTGGGATATTATTTTTACAAAGGAAGTAATAGTTCTAAAATAGTTTCCAACGATGTAAAAATAGATTTGAGATCTCCGAGAATTAGACCGTTTGAAAATTTCAAAATTGCTCCCAGACCTGAGATTCGAGCCAAATCTCACGAGGCTTCGTCTCGTAAATCATCGTCCCATGCATCAGCCTCTTCGTCTTCTTCCGCATCTTCTGTTTCCTCAAAAGGAAATGAAATTACAAATCGTCTAAAAAGATTAAATCTTCAATAAATGGATGATTTTGACATCTTTAATTTTGATATTGAAGTTGTTCCAATTCCAATTTCAATAATTAGAAAGAATAACGGGTCTATATACTATTTAGAATTATCGGGTTACGATGTAAATAGTATAGAAATTGATATAAACGATAGGATTATGACTATTATTGCCAATAAACCTCAACCGTTTGACGACGAAAATGTAATTGTAAATAGTATTCAATACGGAGAATATAAATCTAGTTTCACGATACGAGAAGATATTACATCTAGGGATCAAATAAAAGAATCTTATAAAGATGGAGTGTTGAAGATTGAATTAAATACCGATTAATTTTATACGTTTTGTATAAAATTAAATACCACGTTTTTCATCTTCATTCTTTATGTCTCAATCAAATCATCGTAACCTGCTAGAAGCATTGCTATCGTGTATCCATGCCCGAAAGGATGCGTTGTATCGTTTAACAAAAACTTGCAAATCTCTCTGTCAAAAGGTAAACTGTGATTTTTTACAAGATTGTATGGCCAGATATGTTTAAAAGACGGACCATCCACTTCATTAATTTGCAATTTCTCTCCTTTTTCAATCGTACGTTTCAAAGAAATAAAGAATGGGTCAGTTTTTGTTAAATCTTTATATAATTTACAGTAAATCTTTTTACGAGCTTGAATATAATCTAGATATTCTATATCTCCGTTAGCATGCTTAACAATAGAACATTTTACATGTCCTCTACCGTAATAACTATTTGGATATCTAACAGCATAAGCATTTTTAAATCCATCGTTTCTCCATTTCCAATATGCTTCTGTAGGTTCTCGGTTCTTTTCATCCCAATGGATTTCTGAATCTCGTTTCCAAATTACAGTATTCCATCCTATAGTTTCGCAAACATTGTGAGTAACTGGATATAATTTAGAAAATTGCCATACATTTTCCAAAATTTTTCCATCGTCTTTAAGAACATATGGAGAAAGAGGATCTTTTACATGAATTTTAACGTCTGTAAATCCATCTGTGTTGTACGAATTATAACTATTTGATTTAAGCAGTTTACCAACTCTTAACATTTAATAAATCAAATAATAAAAAATTATTTCAATTTTAAAAATACAAAAACCACCATTTTCGTTTAGGAGTCATATGGTCAGAACCGTATCGGAAATCTAAAACCGAATGGATATTATTTGGCAATGATACTGGTAAAAGAATACCTTTGATTAATAATTCGCGCTGTTGAAGAGGGAAAACAAGATGTGAAGGAATTGGTTCGCTGTCAGGTATAACTAATCGATCTCCCATAGTCTTGGATATATAAATATCTACATGAGTCCATCGTCCAATTATTCTATACGCATTCCAATGCAATAATCCAGTCGTAGTATATTTTTTAGAGAGATGAGTTAATGCTTCCCTGATTCTTTCATGATTAATTGGTGTATTAGTTACGCAAATATCTACATCGTTATCTCCGATAATTGGTTTACCGTTTCTAACCAATCCTAACAGAGTTCCAAAATCTACCCAGTATTCTACACCGTAATAATTAAACGCTTCAATCGTATCAATAAACATCGTTCTATTTGCTCTGAATAGAGAAATTAAATATACAATTCTAAGAACGATAAAAACCAGAAGAATTATAATAAATATCATCATTTATTATAATAATTAAAATTTTTCTAAATTGGTCTCTCCATTATTTGTAACCCAGGATTAACTTTATTATGATTATCATCTTGTTCTCTAAGTTTTGCTAATTGAGCTGCTTTACTCATTATATCGTTTCCAGAACTTGCACTTTTTACTTTTCCAGGTTGTTTCTTTATATGAGCAGAAATAGGAACTTCTCGATTATCATCCTTATTATCAAACATTTCTTCTATTTCCTCTCCGTATTCATAATTACCTTTGTCTTTTCTAATAGATGGTTTCGTAGGAGCTGTTTGATATCTATCGGACATGTCCATTTCAAGTTTGGTAGAATTCGGAGGATTGTCAGTTTCAAGTTTAGGATTGTCAATTTCTTCTATAGAAGTTTGAGCTACATGAGGTTCTCTTTCTGTATGTACTTCGCGAATCTCGCGAGGATCTCGAGCTGGAGCAGAAACTACAGGCGGAGGTGGTTGAACTTCTTTCATAATAATTTTAGGAGGGTGTATTTTGGATAGAATTTCAAAAATCCAATTATAAGCATTTTCTTCTTCGTATTTTTCAACTACTCCATTACTGTAAATTCTAAGAATACATGGCACTTTTTTTATGTTAAACTGTTTGTTTGTTATTATTCTTTTACGAACAGTTTCCTTATCTATGCAAAGAAAACTCGGATTAACTGTCTGAGCAAATTCTGGAGTAATTAAGCTCATTAATCTCTGTGAAATGGTAGAATATTTACTATATAGTATTATAACCTGTTCGTTCATTGCTAATCTTTGCAAAGATTAGCAAGATTTTAAATGGCTTCTGGTAAATTATATACATATATAGTTACTCTATCGATTACTACAATTAATTTTTGATTTTGTATAAACATCTCAGTTACCCTAAAATTTGGATCTTCTAGTGTAATATATCTTATAATTTGATTAGAAACTGTATTTAATATGAAAATATATCGTTTGGTAAAAAATGCTAGAATAGCTCCAACTCTATTTGTGACAACGCGTACTTTATCTGCAATCTTGTAATTGTTTAATGCGTAAAGTTTATAGATTTTTTCTTCTCCTTGACTGGAACGTTCTACTATTCGATCTTTTAGACATATAAGCAATGAATTATTTTTATAATCAGATTTTACATAATTGATTGTCATCAATTGTTCTGCTTCTATTTGACGCCCGTATCTTATAGACGGTAGATTTGCAATTGTGAAATTAATTAATTCAAACGTCTTTGAATCGTTTAAAAGTATAATTAAATATTTATTTAGAAATAGTTCCAATTGTGCGATATTTTCAACTATTCTTATCACTTTTACATTGTTTGTACGTATATCAACTTTGGTGATATTGCTATCAACAACGAAAAATATATATTGATCGTCGTCTGAAATTAACAAGAATTTTGTTGAAACGGGAGAATCAGTTTCTAATAAAATTCTTATAGTATTATTAACATTGTCCCATATATAAATAGTATTGTTACGAATTACTACCATTTTATTTGATTGATTCATTCTTTTTCCTATAATTTTATCTTCATCTGATCGACCTCTTACAGGGTTGTCGTAAAGTATACTGTTATAAAACACTTTGGATTGTATTCTTAGTTGAGTATTTGTAATATAAATATTACCGAAAAAATCTGATAATACAAGTCTTTCATCGCTATAAGGAACACATGACGTAATTTCTTGTTTTACTTTTTCAGGAAGCGGCATATGCTTTTGTTCTATATAAAACGTTTGCAAATGACCAATTCGATCAATTACATAAAATAAATCATCAGAGATATAGAGAAGAGGAAAATAACTTATAGGTACTAAATTATTATCATTATCTCGATATATATTTTTAAACGTGCCGTTTAATTCAGACGTTTCAAGATTCCAAATCTGTACAACGTATTCTCCTACTAAAATAACTTTTTTATTATTCAAAGTTACTCCTATTCTATTCCATATATTATTAGTTTCTCTAGGAGTATATATAATCGATTGAATTTTGCCAGACGTATCCCATATATAAATATTTTCAAGACTACAACCAATCACTAAAGAACCGTCAAGTGTAAATATACCGTCATAAAATCTTTCGTATTGATGTTTAAATTCTAATATCATATTTATCGATTCCAATGATAAACTGTATAAAAAGATTTTCCCACTATTAAATTTTTTACGACTTGCAAAGATTACCATTATATTAGATATGGGGGATACGGTAAGATTTTCGATCTCAAAGTTTTCTGGTAATATAGTTTTCTTATAAACGATATTCGTTACTATATCTTTAACCACAATTGTAGAATCTCCTTCAACCATAACACATATATTATCAACTCCTTTCATAATATATATAATATGGTCAGGTCGGTAAAAAGATATCATTTGATTTGTTTCATATTTCCATTCGAGTATTCCAGCTCCCGATGATATAAATACTCTATGTTTCATACATAAAATATCAAAAACTTCTAGTTGATTAGGCAATTCATAATCGTAGACTTCAGCGTCCCCTTTTATAAGAGTTATTGTAGTATTTTTATCACTATCAACTGTGGCACTCGCGTGATAGAAATTTCCATTTTCAGTATACATACATCTTACAGATGGTTTAATTACATTGAGAAACATTGGAGAATTCGTAATACGAGTTTTATTTGCGTATTGCTGTAACCAATTGTTCATGGTAATTAGCTCCGGAGGATTTTCTATGTTGCTACGAATTAATTGATTTAATTTTTTCTCTTCTTCGATTCCCTGTAAAAAAACTCTTAGAGGAAATTCAATTATATTATATATAGTAGATGGCCTATCCATTTCTATAAACTCATAATTTCCTATTCTTGCCTGAAATTCTTTATAAAGTATAAATACAGTACTTTTCATTGGTATATTAAATTTCTTTATCCAAATATGAGTATGAGGAAACTTGAAAATATCTATATTTAATCTTCCGTAATTTATATTGGGAGGACAATCTTCAGCAGAAATCCATACTCCTACTTTGGACGATTCCATTAATTTTACCAATTCAGTTTCGTTTAAACAATAAGATATATTTATTTCTGAATTTGCGTCAAATATAATAAATACGTATATATTTTCTTTAGATTCCGAATACGGTATTGAATATAAATCGTCTGTATTTTTACAGATAACATCTGCCTTGTTTATTAAATTTTGGCTTTCGTCATCTATTTCCATTTTATTATTATTTTTATTTTAATGTATCTTCTAGATAATAAATGAATAAAATACAATATAATGATGACTATCTAAGATACTCTGGTTATCAGGATATTAATCCTTGTATTCAGGAACTTTTTGATCAAAAAACAATTACTAAAATATCAAGAAAAGTAACACAGCTATTAATGGGAGTACATCCTGAAAATCTACCTATTATTGTTCCTGATCATATTATTGGAAGCGTTGTATCCAATATCTATACTAATTTTAAACCGTCTACAGGAGATATATACGCAATGTACAATATACCGGGGAAGGATAATCAATCTATAGTTGGCAGCGTTGTAGATCAGGCGATTGAAACAATTGTTTCGGATGTGCGAAACAATATGGAAACTGCTCAAAACAATGCTAAATTGACCATTTGGACTACTGTATACGGAGATTTTAATGAACACGGTTTAAGACAACATCCACCTATCAAGATACAAAATAGAAGAAGCAATCCAATGGAGTTTAACATGAATTATTAATTCAATTCATCCAATTCGTATATATACATTAGAGTTCCGTCATGACTGCAAAATTTATCATCGTTAATCTTTTTCACGCTAATATAGTTTGTATTAGAATTAATTCGTTGCAATATTATATTATTTATATTAGAAATATCATAAATAATCATATCTATGTTGGAGATAATAAGTTTATTTCCTACTATTTCTAAATTTGTATGTATATCTGGTTTAAACCGTATTGTAGACAATGGATATGTTACAGGAGGATTATCACTGTTTAGGTAATAAAAGATTAAACGATTAGCAAATACTGTTATAAATATGTTTTCCATGTAAAAAATGGAGGATAATAGTGATCTTCGTATATTTAATTCGGTAATTAAATTGTTTGTATCCATATTGTATATATAAATTTTGTCATGTATTTTCGCATACTTTGTTTCTTGTTGAGAAATTATATATGAACATCTTGGATATCGATCAGACCAAAGTCTGTCAGAACCAATTATATAGCAACTTATAACATCGGTACGCGGATTGATAACTAAACATTTACGTCCTCCTTGTACAGCTATATATAGATTTTCATAAATTATATCAGGGTTGCGTACATTTTGCGGTGTATTAGGTTTCCACAGGTACACATTATTTTTTTGATACATAATTCCCGCAGTGGTATATGTTATTGTATTAGTTCCTCCAGCAATATTTAATCTATTATCGTTACTACTATTTGCAATTAAATCTGATGTATAATAATTTGCATTGAGAATATTTGTGTCGAGAATATCGATATTTATAACAAATATCATATTATCCAATGCGATAGCAACCTTATTATCGTGGAAAGAAACATCGTTTATCAACCCGTTATCTTTTCTTATGGATATAGAAGGTTCTAACTGTGATATAAAATTAATATTATAAATAAACAACTCTTCCATTTCTGTTAAAACTAAAATATTGTTATTTGTAATAGATATTTCTCCCTCACGCGCTGAAAAACTATAAAAGAGGGCAGGTCTTTCTGTATCAAAGATATTTATTTTAAACATATTATCTACAACCATATAGTATGGAAAGTTATTAAACTCTTGCATACTCACAATATTTGCATCTACTATATCTCGAACAATTTGTAAATTACTATCAAATATAGCATATCTTGAATTATTATAAACAACTAGTTTATCTCCTAAGAAATTAATAAAAGAAATATCTGGAATAGCATCATTGTTTAAAGTTTCAACTATTTCATTATTTGTGATAATCTTTACACGATTACCATTTACTAATAATCCAATTTTATCATCTTTGTATATTATTCTTTCAATTGAAATTACGTCATATAATTCTAACATGTTTTCTACGCTATCAGTTACAATATTAAACACTATTACCTTGTTTCCTGCAGCAATTAAAATATTATTATTTTTATGATGCGTTATAATAGATCCAACGGGTTGATTTTCATGAAGAGCTGTAAGAGCATTAGTGGATACGTTCCAACGTCTTAATCTGTACTGATTATCAAGAATAGCAACATAATCATTACTTATTGGTACAATGAAGATTGCTGGATCATTATCAAACTCAACCTCTCTTAATAAAGTAAAAGTATCTGTATTGTAAAGAGTTAGAACATTATTTCTCATATAAACAATACGATTTGTATTTGGTATACTTCCCACTTTATTAACGTCAGAAATAGCAGTAGTTGGTTGTTCAATATCGGCTGGAATAAAATCATCATCTTCATCATCTTCGTCTGGAATAAAGTTGGCATAATCATCATCTTCTTTATGTTCATTATGAACATTTGAATTTTCCTCTCGTAAATAGTTTTCAATAAACTCTTGTTTTGATAAGAGAACATTTCCCTGTTCTATCAGCTCTGCTTCAACTTCTCTTCTTAATTGAGAAAGATTTAAAATATCATTATCAATACACAATTCAAATCGTTCTTTATTTATTGGATATACTTTATATACCGTATAATCTGCCCCTCCATGCATTCTATTTATACCGAATTGTGTACCTAATTCTGATACAAAAGCTTTATAGAGATAAAAAATTGATGTTTCATCAGGAATAGGAAATTTCTTTACCCATACATCAATGTATGGAATTTTAAATACATACACATTTCGTCTATATCCATCAATCCATACACCAACATTTGAACCATCCATTATTCTTACCAAGTCTGATTTAGTTACACAAAAAGATTTTTCTCCGTATTGTGTAACAAAAATATATAAAGCCTCGACTGTTTCAGATAATAATTCAACAGCTGTAAGATCGGTATTTGGATCGCAGATTATATCTGCTTTTTGTACCAGGGTATCCATTTATTTATTTATTTATTTAAAATAAATAAATTAGATTCAAATTAGTTGTAAATCGTAAAATTTTATTGAATTATGTTGATTAAAGCCAACAAATATATTATCATCAATCTTTTCTATCTCAAGATTTGTATCGAATATTCTACCGTGTAAAACTATGTGGTTTAAATCAGAGATATTATAAATTATTGCACCAATAGTATAAGCGATGACAAGTTTACTTCCAACTACCTTCATATTTATATCAAAGTTTGTTATATTACCGCCCGAAGATAAAGCAAATTCTGTATGCCTGTCTGTACTGCACGTAATAAATATTAAATAATTTTCATACGGGTATATAAATATATCTCTGTCATAAAAGATCCCTTTGCTTGCAAAATGTCCGTCTTCAACATATATTTGTCTCATTAATCGATTTGTATCCATATTATGTATATGTCCTATAGTATTATCAAATCTTATATATTTTGTTTCGTCCGGAGAAATGACATAGTAAATATTAAAATAATTAGATCGCCACAGTTCATTACCTCTTTGAATATTTAAGCATGTAACTGTTCCAGTACTTGTAGTAAAAATTAAACATTTAGTTCCTCCTGGTACAATCATAAAAAAATCACAATTTTGATGAAGTTGTCTTGCAGCATGTCCTGGGTTACACAAGTACAATGTTGTACCAGACCGATAAATAATTCCTCTCGCTGAATATACTATTTTAGAATCGATATTATTATTGATACGGGTTGTGGGAGGTCGAGGTGCATCTTCTATCCTATTTATAACCATCATGGTCTCTAATCTTATAGATTTTAAATTACTAGGAGGAGGCATTTGACTTAAAAGTCCAAACTTGCCATTGTCATAACAAAACGATGAACTATCTAGTATCATATTATAAGGAAGTAATACGTTTGCTAGCTGGGGGTTATAAATATATAAAATGTTATTTAGTGTCAGCACCGCAAACATATTATTAAGGAGAAGTATCTTGCCTCTATTCACTGTAAATTCTTGAAATGAAAAATTAGGATTAATATTATTAAAGATTCGTAAATATAATGTGTTATTAACATCGTTCGTAGATTCAATATAATATGGAATATTTGAAAATTCATTTATACTTTGCAAAATGGTATTCATCTGCCCATTAAGTACAAAATTGTTATCGTAAAAGAAAACAATGTTATCTGCAATGACAACGATATTGGTTGCAATAAACCTAATATCAAGAATTATTCCGTTTGAATGCTGAAGATCTCCTAGAATATCTTCTCCTATACCGTTTAATGTATTAATTGTCTCGAAATCAATGATAAGTTTTGCACGATTGCCATCTACTAATAATCCAATTTTATTGTTTTTATAAATGATTTTATTAATTGATAAAACATCTTCCAGTTCCAACGTTCTTACTATTTCATCGCTTACAATATTATACTCCATAATCTTGTTTTCTGAAGCAATTAATATATTATTATTTTCATAATATGCTATGATAGTTCCAATGGGTCTAAAGTTATACAAAATAGTAATAGTATTATAGTTTACATTCCAACGTTGTAATTTATTCTCGTCATCAAGAATAGCAACATAATCATTACTTACTGGGACTAAAAATTTTGAAATACGATTATATCTTATTTCCTTTATTCTATGTTCTGTCACAGCATTAAAAATAATCAACCATTGTTCTCCAGATTCATAAACAATATTATTACTATTTAAAAAGGTTCCTACTGTTCTGACGGAGTCAATAATATGAGTTGGTTCAGTTGTATTGTCGTGTTCATTTTCTTCAAGTATTTCATCGTTTATCCCTCTCTCCATACGATGAGCCATTTCTTCACGTGCAAGCTGTTGTTCAAACTGTCGTATCTCCTCGTTCATCTCTCTCTGTTCTCTTAATTCATTGTGAATTTGTATGTTATTTTCACTTTCTGGATCGTTCATATATTTTCTAATAAATTCCTCCTTTGAAAGAAAAACTTCACCACTTTCTACTAATTCGTTGGTAACTTCTCTTCTCAATTCTGATAAATCTAAAACATTATCAATGATATAAGATTCAAATCGTTCTTTATTTATTGGATATACTTTATATACCGTATAATCTGCCCCTCCATGCATTCTATTTATACCGAATTGTGTACCTAATTCTGATACAAAAGCTTTATAGAGATA